AACGCAGTGACGGTGAAAGACTGACCAGTCGCAAAGCTGGTGTTGTCAACGATCATGTCCGTTGCGCTGGTCCCGACGGTGCCCTGCGCGTGGCAGGTCGTGCCGTCGCTGGCGTAGAGCCTGAAATGCGCAGCGGTGCCAGTAGCGTCTGCCGAAGCGTCCGTCCAGGTGCCAGACTTATCTTTCGTGCCACCGCTTGCGGCTGCCATCCAGTCGGACGGCAAGCTGATTGTTGCCAGCACGGTACCGGCGTCAGCCGCCGCGCAGTTTGCGGGCACCGAGCCGCTGCGGATTTTGAGTACAGCCGAAGCACCGATAGCGGTCTCGACCGCATCAAGCTTGGCGTTACGAACGGTAACAGAGTATTGCAATGCCATGGTTTACTCCACGCCGACGATGCGGCCTTTGTCTCTGATAATGCGTTTAGGTCTCTGGATCGCCTCGATTGCAGCGCGGGCGTTCTGCTCGTTAGCCGCAATCAGCTGCTTGATAGCCGCGTCAATCTCCCTGCTCGACTTGAGCAGTTTGCTTGCGGCCTCTTTCAAGGCGTCCAGTTCGTTCACGCGGATTCTACCCCTACAATCCGACCTTTATCACGTATGATGCGCTTCGGCCGCTTGATCGCCTCAATGGCGGCATCCGCAACGCCCTTGTTCGACTTGATCAGCGCGTCAATAGTCGACTTGATATCCTGGCTGGCGCTGACCAACTGATCAGCCGCATCGCGGACGGACATCTCGGCCTGTCGCAACTGCTCCAGCTGCTCGCTCTCCTCTGCCTTGGCCTGAGCCTCGCGGAACTTCAGCGATGTCTCGAGGCGCAGCTGTTCAAGCTGCAGCATCTTCTTCTCGGTCTCGATCTCGTCGAGGACGTTCGGAGCAGGCGGGACGGCAGAAGTGCTGGCCGGTGCGCCAGGCGCGGCCAGGGGAGGGGAGGCGGAAGCCACGGGTTCGACGCCAATTCCTGCCAGCACCTCTGCCGTTTTTGCTTGCTTCAGTTCCGCATCTGCGATCGTATCGATCACATCCGCGCGCGCCTTCTCGGCTTTGGCGACGGCTTCCTCTGCTGCGGCTTGCAGATAGATCGCGTTCGGATCCTGCGGCTGGCCTTGGCCTGCGGCCAGTTCCATCTCTGCCAGCTCTTCCTCGGTGGGCTTCACAACGCCCATGCCTACCAAGCGCTTGCGGAAGAAGTCCTGCACGTCTGACAGGCCTTCGGCCTCCATATTCATGAGCGCCAAAGCCTGCAGAACCATCTGCGTCTCTGGGTCGCTGGTGATCTGCATCATTCCAGTGAGCGCACGCACAGCTGCGCTCTTCTTGCTGGCAGAGCTGGGACCAACGTCTGCAACCACGTCGAACTTGGCGTCGGAGAGATCATGCTCGAAATCGATGCGGCCAGTCTCCTCATCGATCTTCGGACGCATGAGCACCAGCGCCTGTGTTTCGCCGGTGACCGCCACGCCCTTCATTTTGCGGCCTTCTTCTACGTAGATCTCCTGAGCCATCGACAGCCAGATCTCGCCGCAGCGCTTCATCGACTTGGCGAAGTTGCTCATGTAGATGAAAGTCTGGCCATCCAGACGCTGCTGGATCATCTCAACGGCTTTGCCGGAGATGTTGCTGACAATCTTATCGGCCTCGCCCTGGTTGCCCAGGATGTCCGACATATCCTGTTCGGTGATCTGGAGCAGTCCTGCCAGTGCGGGCGGAATCGCAGGCGAGCGCGTGTATGCAACAGGCCCGGCGACCTGCTGGGTGCCGTCAGGCGAGTTGATCGGATTGACCAGCAAGTACGGGTAGTTCTTGATGTTATCCTCAGCCCACATGACCTGATGGCCAGCGACCTGCTCTGGCAGCAGGATTGGCTTCTCGACAGACGACAGCGCCGATATCTCGCCGAGCTTGGAGAGCTGCATGTTTTTGAGACGCTGCGCGTCCTTGGCTAGACGAACGTGACCCATGCAGCGTTCCACGTTGTCGACGAACCAGCGCTTGCCGTAGACAGGCACGACAGGAATGCAGGTGCCGGGAATGTAGCCGCAGTCCTCGAGGATCTTGCCGCCCGAGAGAATGTACTTCCTAACCCGACGCCGCTTGATGCTGCGCTTCTTGACCTCGACAGCACCGATAGCGGCCAGCGTCTCCTCGAGTTCATCGTCGGCCTCGAAGTCGCTCTGGGAGTACTTCTCCTCGCTGCCGTCGATGTTCCTAAAGGTACGAATGACCTCAGACGCTTCCTCGACCCGGTAGTACTCAGCCAGATAGACAACGTCCGGCGTGTCCCAGTCGAATTCAACCTGCTGCACCAGCTTCGGCCAGTCGGAGGGGTCGTCGCCCCACTCCTCCTTGTAGGCCTCGCGCGTGACGGAATGAACAACGTAGCAGTACCGCGCATCCGCCTTGTCCTGGCGCTTGGCGTCGAGGTCGAAGAAAACTGAACTATCAGCGTCGAAGATGGGTTCGATGCGAATGCGCTGGTGCTCGTTCTCGGGATCGTATTCATCCTCGTAGCACGAACGCAGCCGCCAGGCTCCAAATCCACCGGCGACCGCCTCCTCGAAAGCATTGTCGTATGCCTCCTCGGCTGTCGAGTCCTGCTCGTCTGCGCGGAACAGCATGTCGCATGTTTCGGCGAGCTTCTCATTCGTCGCGCCGTCCTTGGCGATGAAGTCGACGGTGACGCGAGAGTTCCTGTACTCGTTGATGATGCGAATTACAGCGAGGTGGATCTTATTGACTTCGAAACGCGGCTTGTTCTCGAACTGATAGCCCAACGGCCCTTCCCATTGCGCGCCGCTGAGAGAGTAGAACCGTCGATCTTGAAGGCACTGAAGCCGTTCATCGCGCAGCGCCGACTGAATGTCGTCGAAGCGACTGAGCGCTTCCTCATGTACGTCAAGCAGCCGCTGCTCTTTGCTGATTCTCGCCATGCTATCTCCAGCGATTTGCCACCGCCAGCGGCGTCACCTCGGCGACTGGCCGCGCAGCCTGCGCCCTGCGGACGCCCTCGAGCGCATATCTTAGCGCATCGATACAGTGGTTGTCGCGGTCCTGCAGAACAGGAAGCACGGCTCCTGTCAAGGTGTCCGTCTTGTATGAGTACAGCGACAGCTCGTCGATCACATGCTGGCAGCGCGGGTGCACGACGATGTCGTAGGACTTCAGCCACTCGATGCCTTCCGAGACACTGTTCGCGCCCTTCACTGCGGCTGTGATCTTCGGGAAGCCATTCTTTCGCATGTGGCTGATCGTCTCGGGGCGCGAGCTGTCGGCCACCATCGGCCATTTCTCGGCTTCCGGGATCGACATAAACAAGTCCGGCGTGGCCGTGATATCGCATCCCAGCGCGTAGGCCTCGTGGTCGACGTACAGCGTCCGTCCGACCAGATGGCAGCGCACCAGCACGGTCGGGTCGACCGCAAAGCCCCAGTCGGCGCCGAGCCTGTGAATCGCGTCCTTGGGCGCTTCGAACTCCTCGACGCGCCAGTTGCGGAACACGCGCGCCTCTGAGTTCGTCAGGTAAGCACCGCGCCAGACGTGCTGGTACTTTTCCGGGTCTCGAGCGCGGTCGTATTCCATCTCGGCGCGCAGCACCTCGGGGAACCAGGGGTTGTCGCTGAAGTTAACCTCAACGATCGCCGCGTCTGGCGGCGGTGTCGGGCCGCGCAACAGCACGTCCACCGGGTCCGTCGCCTGAGATGGGTTCCACGTAAACCAAAGCTCAGAGCCTGGCTTGCGGATCGTCGGACGCAACAGGTCCAGGCTGCGCTGCGACAGGCTCTGCGCCTCCTCGCACCAGGCGCGATCGTAGCCTTCGAGCGACTTGATCGAGTCGGCCGTGTGGTTCTGCATGCCTTGGAACAGGATCAAGCCATCGCCCTTTCTGGATTTGATGACGGCTTCCTGCACCTCGAAATAGGAGCCTGCGTTCATCTGCTCAATCTTCAGTTCGAGAAGCCGCTTGACCGACTGCGCCAACGACTTCTGGACCTCTCGCACGCATACGCTGCGGCTCGACTGGTCCATGATATGCGCCTCAATCATCATCTCGGCAAAGGCATGCGACTTGCCAGAGCCACGGCCGCCGTATGCGCCTTTGTATCGCTTCGGCTCCAGCAGCGGCAGCGCCCACTCTGGCGTCTCAATGCGCAAGACGCTCATTTCTTGATGACGCGCTCGATCTTCTTGTACTCAATCGGCGCGCCGTCTGCGCCGGTGATTTCGTGCTGTTGGACCTCTTTCCAGCGCATCTGTGTCTTGCTCCACCAGATCATCGCGGCGGTGTCGCCGCCCATTGCTTTCTGGAACAGGGTTCGACCAACGCCGGAGTTAGCCTTCGCCTTGCCAGAGACCAGCTCCTGGGCAAAATGCTTTCTAAGCGTGTCCGCGTCGATTCCGTCTCGCACCAGCACCGCGATCTGCTCAATCGGCAAACCGTAGCCAGACATCGCTTCGACCTGCTTGCGCTCGGCGTCAGTCGGCTTAAACGGCGGCTGACCTGCGCCTGGACGCGCTCCGCCGTGCCCGTTTGTCTTTTTTACATCCGAAGTTTCAAGTGTAGGCTTCTTTGTTGCCATTGCTAACCTCCGCGAAAGGTTGTCCAGTTTCTGCGTGTGTTGCTTGCTTGCCAGTGTAGTCCTGCCAGCGTTTGATGATGACGTCGCAATACTTAGGATCGAGTTCCATCATTCGGCAATCGCGGGCAGCCTTTTCACAAGCGATCAGCGTGGAGCCGGAGCCACCAAACAAATCAAGCACAATATCACCGATTTTACTGCTATTTATAACGGCTTTTTCTACAAGCTCAACCGGCTTCTGCGTCGGATGGGCGTAGTTGCGCTCACGGTCAACATTCCAAACCGTGTGCTGGTCCCGACCACCGTGCCACGCCGCTTTACCGCCTGAGCAGTAGATGCACGGCTCATGTTTACCCCTATAGTCACCAAAGCCGCCGGCCATCTGGTTTTTTACCCAAACAATCTGTGCCGACGGTTTTCGCCCGACATTTTCAACGGCTGAATAGAAGGCAAAACTAGTGTTGAAGGCGTGCCAGACGTACCAAGGCGCGCTTTGCTTGCAAGCCACAAAAGCAGACGAAAGAGCGGCAACCAAAAAGTCTTGAAGGCTGCTTTTATTAAGTGCGTCGTTTTTGATCTGATCCCACTTTTTTGCTCCGCCTTCATAGCTGACGCCATATGGCGGATCGGTGTGCAGCAGGTCTGCTTTAGCGCCCTCCATCAACTTCTCGACCGCATCAACGCTCGTCGAGTCACCGCACATCAGGCGGTGCCGCCCAAGCAGCCAAACGTCTCCGAGCCTAGTCACCGGCTCCTCTGGCGGCTCCGGCACCTCGTCCTCGTCAGTCAGCGCCGCGGGCACCTCCTCTGGCGTCAGCGCCGCGATCTCCTCCGCGCTGAATCCGGTTAGCTCGAGATCAAAACCGAGCCCTTCAAGCTCGCCAAACTCGAGCGCCAGCAGTTCGCTATCCCACCCCGCATTCAGCGCCAGCTTGTTGTCCGCGATGACGTAGGCGCGCTTCTGGGCGTCTGTCCACCCTGCCGCCTCGATGGTGGGTACTTGATCCATCTTCAGCTTACGCGCCGCCAGTAGCCGCCCGTGGCCCGCGATGATGCCGCCGGTCTCATCGACCAGGATCGGCGTCGTCCAGCCCCACTCCTTGATGCTGGCGGCGATCTGCGCCACCTGATCATCGGAATGCGTGCGCGAATTACGCGCATAAGGTATTAATTCGTCCGTTAATTTATATTTGACGTTTATATTCATTTGGATATCTCGATTAGCTTATCCAAATAATGCCGCGCCTTCTCCAGGTCGGCGACGCCGCCTTTGGCCTGCCAGCGCGTGACGTATTTTATTATATTGCCCTCAAAAAAACCCAAGTTATTAGCCGCTATATAATCCCACGGCTGCACCACCCTGTCGATGTAGTGCGTTCCGCCGTGCTGGCGCGAGTTGGCGTTCTCCACGATTTTACTCCTTTCCGCGTCTGTACCGTTCTATTGCTACAAACTTGCCGATACATGCTGGAACAAGGGAACAACACTAAGTGTGTTGTTCCTGTTTGTTCCCCTGCATGTACCCCTATCCACGGGGAACAAAACGGAACTGTTCCCCTATTGTTCCGTTTTGTTCCGCAGTGCCAGCATAGCACTACTGTGTACCTCATCGACAACTAACCAGCCAGAACCATATACTTCGATGATATTATTAGATAATAGCTCAGATATTATCCGACCCTTTTGGTTGGGCTTCACGTAGATCTTGGCCGACGCCTCCTTGATGCCCTTGTCATCAATTAGATATTGAATTAAATCGTCCCGACTTAAATATGGCAAATTCATCCGCACGTCTTTGCCGCTCGACTCCCAGGCCGACTCGAACTGGTTTCGATGCTGCGCCAGCTTGCCGTTTACGTTCATCGCGGCGGTATCAGCCTCGACCATAACACCGCTGGTGACGGGTTCTCCGTCCTCATCAATCCACCCTGGTATCTGCACGCCCTGTATCCGAACGTTGACAGGATCGGGTATCTCGGCGTCCTTGCTCTTGCGCTGGATGAGCTGAATCACGTCGCCAGGCACCACTGATATCTCGACATCGAGCGCACCACGCCACGCGCTGGAGCCTCTTGCGCGGTGCTGCGCTTCCTCGCTTACGCCGGTATGGTGGACCAGTATCACAGTGCAGTCGAACTCTTTCATCAGCCCTGCGCAGGCGTCGAGCATGGTCTTTGCGTCTTGTGCGCTGTTCTCATCGCCAGCCAGAAATCTGTGCAGCGTATCGACCACGATGACCCGCGGCGGGCTTTCCAGCAGCCGGATATGCTCAACTGCCTTGATGTAGCCGCTTGGTGTATTCAAGTCGCACCCGCTGTCGGATATCCACATGTCAC